CTGGTGTTCCGCCGAAACCGAGAGGACGCCCTGGCCGTGCTCCGGTGGAGCGACCTCCTCGCGCTGCTCCGGCACGATCACCGATGGGAGAACCTCGCCGAGGGGCTGTGCGGGGGCAAATAACCATGCCCACGTATGACTCGGAGTATTGGAGGCAGCAGCGTCAGATGGCGACAGAACTCGGAGAGCCATTTGCCGAACCGTTTCCCCGGGCCCCCGCCTCAATGACTGAGGCGGCAGCCTCACTCCCAGACGACGTCCGGGAAAAATTAGAGGCCCTCAAATGCGCTGAAGAGAGGGTGCGAGCGCAGAACAGGTGGATGGAAGAAGAATCCAATCCCATCCTTGCACGGAAAGGATGGCGGCAACCCCGAAAGCGGAGGAAGCAGCCATGACCAGGATCATCCGTGTCGAACTCTGCGACGAGTGCCCTCATGCCGCCGGCTCCCGGAGCTGCCGGGCAAGCCAGTGGAGCGATGAGGGCGGCATCCTCCGCTGTCGAAAGTTCACCGACTTCCCCCTCATCCCAGACTGGTGCCCGCTGGAGCAGGTCGCCCCTGACTGGAGGCCGCCCGCGACCATCGACCTCAACGACCCGCCGAGCTACAGCCGGGGCACGACCGACGGGGGGGGCCTATGAAACCTCCTCGCACCCTCTCGATCTCGGCCGCCCTCCACACCCGGCTCTGGCTCCTCAAGATCCGGCGCAATGCTCGGACCCTCGAAGACGTGGTCGAGCAGGCCCTGGACGCCCTCGAAGAGCAGGAGGCCAACGATGGATAGGTCTCCCGGGGGGCAGTGCAAGATCTGCAACCATCCACAGCGGGTCGAGATCGACAAGGCGCTCGTCGAGGGTGAATCGTTGCGGAACGTTGCGAAACGGTTTGACGTCTCTTACTCGTCTGTTGGCCGCCACAAGCGAAACGGCCATATCGCGGAGCAAATCGCAAAAGCCGCCAAGAAAAAGGAGATACAGCAGGCCAAAGAGGTGCAGGCGGCAATCCTCGCACAGGAGGCGCAGGAGGTCGCAGACGCCCAGACTATCCTCGATGAGGTCTCCCGGCTCAAGGGCCGGGCGCTGACTATACTCGACCGGGCGGAGACCGAGGGCACTCGGGAGGCATGTATGGCGCTCCGGGAGGTGCGAGGCATTGTCGAACTCCTCGCCAAGGTGCGGGGCGAACTGAAGGGTGACGGCCCGACTATCAACATCATCCAGAACCCGCAGTTCGTCGAGTTCAAATCGGTCGTCCTGGAGGTGATGTGCGATGAGTGCCGCGAGAGGCTCACCCGAGAGCTCCATCGCATCGTTGGCAAGTAGCCTCCTCTGCGACCTCGACCCGGACTATGCCCGGGAGGGCCTCTGGGACCGGCTCGGGCTCCAGCCGCACCCCGGGCCACAGACCGACTTCCTCAGCTCCGACGCCGACATCACGATCTACGGCGGAGCGGCCGGGGGAGGTAAGTCCTTTGGTCTCCTCCTCGCCCCGCTCCAGTGGATCCATGTCTCCGGGTTCGGCGCCGTCATCTTTCGCAGGACCACCACACAGGTCCGGGCCGAGGGCGGCCTCTGGGATGAGAGCCAGGAGATATACTCGCACCTCAACGGCACGCCCCGAGAGCAGCAGCTCGAGTGGCGGTTCCCCTCCGGCGCCGCGGTCTCCTTTGCCCATATGGAATGGGAGCGGAACCGCTATGACTGGCAAGGGTCACAGATCTGCCTGATCGGGTTTGACGAGTTGACGCATTTCTGTGTTGACCCGGAGACCGACGTGCTGACTGAGACAGGGTGGAAGCGGATCGGAGAAGTGACTGTGGGTGAGCGCGTCGCATCATACTCCCCTGACCGCAATATCGAGTATTGCGCCGTTACGGATACGTATGCGTCTCATTACTCCGGCCCCATGATCTCAGTAGCACAGGTGCACGGAATCAACGCCCTAATGACGCCGAACCACAAAGTGGTGGTCAACGTCGCAAATAATCGGGGCAAAGTAGGCAAGGCAAAGTACGGGACGTGGAAGTTACAGAGAGCCGACTCCCTAAAGACCTGCTCTATCCCCAGAACGGGCGTATGGGAAGGGGAAGAGGTAGATACGATATACTTGCCCGTGCCGACCGGCCGGGGGCACGGCCCGAATAGTAACTCTGCAGCAGAAATCAAGGCGGACGACTGGCTCCAGTTCCTAGGATGGTATTTATCTGAGGGGTGCAGCTTCCAGATGAATACCCGCACCGGGAGTCCTGTTATATCCATCCGGCAGACCGCCGACGACGGGAAAGACAAGATCCGAGCACTCCTTGACAAACTTCCGTGGCGATACCGTGAGGAGAAAGACGGGCAGTTTCGAATATTTAGCCGTCAACTATTCGATATCGTCAACCCCCTGGGCAACACCTACACCAAACGCGTGCCGCGATGGATATTCTCCCTCTCCCCGCGACAGATATCGTTATTCCTCGAATCCTTCATCGACGGCGACGGCTACAGGACGTGTACCGGGGGCGTTCGGATCGAGCTGGCAAATGAAGGGCTTATCGACGACCTACAAGAGTTATGTTTCCTGTGTGGGCGTGTCGCGACCAAGGGATTCTGTGTAACTCGGACCGGGTTTGATGTGTGGACCCTCTCGATCAGCAACCCGAAACGGACGCATTGTTTCGTCAAGGCATCTCAATGGGAACGCGTGGACTACGACGGGATGATCCATTGCATCACGGTCGAAGGCAACGGCACGTTTCTTGCTCGCAGAAACGGGAGGTATCATTGGACGGGAAACTCCCGCAAGCAGTTCTTCTACATGCTCAGCCGAAACCGGAGCACCTGCGGCGTAAAGCCGCGCATCATGGCGACGACTAACCCCGACGCCGACAGCTGGGTCGCCGAGTTTATCGAGTGGTGGATCGATCAGGAGACCGGCTACCCGATCCCCGAGCGCGCCGGTAAACTCCGCTGGTTCGTGCAGGCCGGTGACGAACTCGTATGGGCCGAATCCGCCGAGGATCTCAAGGCGCGATATCCTGACGCGGTCCCGACGTCGGTCACGTTTATCCCGGCGACACTCGACGACAACCCCGCGCTGACGAGCAAGGATCCGGGATACCGCGCCCGCCTCATGGCGCTCGATCGCGTCGAGCGGGAGCGGTTGCTCAATGGCAACTGGAAGATCCGCCCGGTCGCCGGGATGTACTTCCGGCGGGAATGGTTCGAGATCGTCGACCAGGCCCCGGCCATCGACCTTGCCGTCCGGTACTGGGATTTCGCCGGGTCCCGGCGCACCGCGAAGAACAAAGATCCTGATTGGACGGCCGGCCTCCTCCTCGGCTACAAGGAGCCCTACTTTTACGTCCTCGACGTCGTCCGGCTCCAGGAGAGCCCCGGTACGGTCATGGAGACCGTGGCCGCGACCGCCGCGATGGACGGCCCCCTTACCCCGATCATCGTCGAACAGGAGCCCGGCAGTGCCTCGCTCTACCACATCGACAACCTCGTCGACGCCCTGCCCGGGTTCGCCGTCGTCGGCCGGCCGTCGACCGGCAGCAAAATCCTCAGGGCCAAACCTATCTCCAGCGCCGCCGAGCACGGCAAGGTCATCCTGGTCCGGGGCGAGTGGAACCGGACGTTCCTCCAGGAGCTGGAGTATTTCCCGGACGGCGCTCACGACGACCAGGTGGACGCGCTCTCCGGCGCTCATGCCTCGCTCGTGGAGCTACTCAAGGCGCTCAGGTCGCACGAGGGCGAAGTCGTCACCTACAGCGACGAGGTGAGTATCAGCCCGGTGTAACTCCTACTATATAATACCCTACGTTTTTACAAATTTGTAAATTCCTACCTTTATAAGACGTTGTAGCCCCTAGATATACGTATAGCCAAATCGGAGGCTCATGTATGTCTAGACTAGTAACCCTCCTTCTCAGCATCGTCGACGCCATCCGCGCATTTTTCACCCGCGCCGCGCCGCCCGATCCTCTCGCGCCCCCGAGCGCCGCACCCGGCGCCGCACCCGGATCGCGTCCGATCACTCCGGCCGTCCGTTCCTTCATCCTCGACGGCCACACCAAGGAGATCCAGGCATCGCTTGTCGAGCAGATCGAGCAGTACGAGGCCGCCGGCGCAACCTCCTTCACCCTCCGGTATCCGGGCGGGTATTACGTGATCCGCGACGGGCAGGTCGTCGGGTCTGGGAGGGGCGAATGATCGAGACCATCCCCCTCGATCTCCTCTACCCCGTCGCCGCGATCGCCGGGACCGCGATCCTCTCTGCCCTCGCCGGCCGGGCATGGGGTCGCCGGACCATCGCGGCCGCACACGCGACCCGTGCAGCCGTCGACGTCATCTGTGACGCGATTGATGACGGTACCATCACCGAGGACGAGGTCCGGGCGATCGTCGCCGCCGGGAACAACTGGCTCGCAGCAGTTGGTCTGGAGACTGGCAAATGAGCAATCTGGCCGTCGTGGCGCAACAGGTAGCGCACTCCCCCTGTAAGGGAGCGGTTGCGGGTTCGACTCCCGCCGACGGCTTATTCGAGGAGACCGCATGAGCAGTGCCGCAGCCGCCGCCCCGGAGGACCTCCAGCAGTTTACCGACGCACTACAGGTTACCCTCGACTCCTACGATCTTCTCGTCGAGCGGCTCGCCGTCCTGGAGGACCAGCTCAGCGAGCGGGGGTGGCAGCGGATCGGCGGCAGCAACCGAGACTTCTCCCGCGAGGGGCTCCGCAACATCTCCCGGATGGTCCGGATCTACTGGCTCAAAAACCCGCTCATCAAGCGAGCCGTGGCCGTCCAGAATCTCTATGTCTGGGGGCAGGGCGTCACGCTGCGGGCCGTGCACCCGACCGTCGACGCCGTCGTGCAGAAGGTCCTCAAGGACCCGACCAACCGGACCGTCTTTGGCGACGTCGAAGCCTGGATGCGGCTGGAGACCGGCCTCCAGCTATTCGCGAATCTCTTCTTCGTGTTTTTCGTCAACCCGAGCACCGGCCATGTCAAGATCCGAACGATCCCGTTCGACGAGATCGAGGCCATCATCTCGAACCCCGAGGACGCCCAGGACCCCTGGTATTACCTCCGGGTCTGGAACACGACGACCGTCAACCCCTCAACCGGGTTCCCGACCGTCGAGCCGAAAAAAGCCTACTATCCCGACTGGCGGTACAACCCTCGCGGCGGCCACCCCGCATACATCGCTGGCATCCCGGTCCGGGCGGATACCCCGATCTACCATGTCAGCGTCAACCGGCTCGACGACATGCAGTTTGGCGTCTCGGAACTCTACGCGGCCTGTGATTGGGCGAACGCCTACAAGGTATTTCTGGAGAAATGGGTCACGATCACCGACGCGCTCAGCAAGTTTGCGATGCAGCTCACAGGTGCGAACAAGCGGGTCGCAACCGCCGCCGTCTCAAAACTCCAGGAGATGATTCCCCGGCTGCAGCAGGGGCTCGCCGAGGCCCGGACACAGGGCGGCGGCACGACCGGCGGAACGTTTGTGACGACACCCGGGACGAAGCTCGAGCCGATCAAGACCTCCGGCATCACGACCAGCATGGACGACGCCCGCCGGCTGATGCTGATGGTCTGCAGCGCGACCGGCATCAATGAGCCCTACCTCACCGGGGACCCGAGCACCGGCAACCTCGCGACCGCGAAGACGATGGAGCGGCCGATGGAGCTCCAGTTCACTGCCCGGCAAAGCCTCTGGTCGTCGATCCTCGGCAACATCCTCGACTATATCATCGACCAGGCCGCGATGATGCCGTCCGGGCCGCTGCATGCGGGAGCGACAGTCGAGATCGACGATGACGGCGACCGGATTGTGACGCTCGGTATCGATCCGGAGACGGGAGAGCCGATGAACCGGGCGGTCGAGGTCAAGTTCCCGTCGATCCTCAAACGCGACCTCACCGAGCAGGTCGATGCCATCATCCACGCTGGCACGCTCAAGGGCGCCGCAGCGGCAGGCACGATCCCGATCAAGCACCTGACGCGGATGCTCCTCGACGTCCTCGGAGAAGAACACGCCGCCGACCTTGTCGAGGAGTGGTTCCCGGAGGGCGAAGACTCGCAGCCTGACGACAGCGAGGCGGCGCTCGCGACGGCGATCGGGCGGCTGGAGACCTATCTCCGGGAGGCTGCCGCATGACCCCGCTCCGCGACCTCCTCGAAAGCATCGTCACCCTGACGAAGATCTGGAAGCGGGACCGGGCACTCAAGCCCATCGAGCAGACCCTCGCCCGCAAGATGGCCACTGCGTTCCGGGCGCACCGAGCCGTCTTCATGCGCGAGTTTGAGCGGGTCGGCCCGGGGATCCTCGGCGAGGCCTCCGGCCCGCCCGCGATCGAGGGCGCACTCCAGACCGCGTATCAGGCGACACTCGCCGACTTCCTCGCCCCAATCGAGGAGGCTGCCGGGGCCGCGATCGCCGCCGCCGCGAAGCACCGGGTGGCGGAGTTCGGGGTCGGCTTTGCGTTTGACCTCAAAAACCCCCGGGCAGTCCAGGCCATCAAGGATCGTGGGGCCGCAGCAGTCGCCAACATCGACGCGACCACTCGCGACGAGATCGCCCGGATCGTCACGCAGGGGATGGAGGACGGCTACAACTACCAGCAGGTCGCCCGGCAGATCGTCGCGAAATACGACGAGTTCGGGGTCGGGAAACCACAGGCACACATCCGCAACCGGGCGGAACTGATCGCCGTCACCGAAGCGGCCGAGGCGTACGAGATCGGTAACCGCCTGGTCATCGACGAGATGACGGCCGTCGGCCTGGTGATGGAGATGTCCTGGTCGACGGTAGGTGACGAGAGAGTCTCCGAGGGCTGTATCGCCAACGCGGCCGTCGGCTGGATCCCGGTCGACCAGCTGTTCCCGTCCGGCCACCAGCACCCCCCCCGGTTCCC